ACAAGGGCTCTGGTCGAAAAACCGGCGGCAAGAAAGGCGGTTGCTGATGGGACTGCTTAGGCGCATGACAAAGCCCGTCCGCAGAGCCATTCAGCGCCGGGGCCGGAATTACACCTACGACTATCGCCAAAAGCCCGAGGATCTCGTGCCGGATGCGGCAGTGGACAAAGGCTTTGCGAGTCCGGAAGAAATCCATGAGCGCAGCAAGCGGGATCCTCCGCGCCGGGAACCTCGCGTGCCCGACAACTATGATGCCGAAGCTGAGGCCATGCGTACCGATTACCGCGACGATCTAAGCCTCGACGAGCTCGAGCAAAACGATATCGCGATGACACAGGACGCCATCAAGGACGCCAAGCGGTATGTATTCAACACCGCTGTAGCAGCCCAGGCCTTCGTAGGCCGGTGCCTTGAAACCACTCTGAAGCGGTGCGGCTGTCCTGTTTTCCAGGGCGCCGACAAGGACATACTGCAGCGGCAAATGGACCAGAACAAGGTCCAGGTAGAAAACAGAAGCAAGGCTCCTGCACCCGGATACGGATCGTTCTACAAGGGCGCTGACGCCTGGCGCAACGGCCTATATGTCTACAAGGCCGGGGAGCTAGTAGCTTTCATTTCTGTGCCCATGGTCGATATCCAGGCCGGTCTGGCCATCGACGACAGAGATGTCGTGGCCATGCGCGAGTTTATGAAAGTCGCCCGGGACGGACAGGCTTTCAAGCACGATCCCGGCGCAGCCGCTGTGCGCACAGCAAGTGAATTCGCCCAGGCCGGCGGAAAGCCGTTTGTCATTACCAACGCAGTGGTCGACATGAAAGGATATAGATGATGCTGAGTATCCCGCTCGACGCAAAGCGCGCTGCTCAGCTGTACAGGGCCATGCACCACCTGAAGCAACCGGACAATCCTTGTTTCGCCGTGTACGTCTGGCTCATCGAGCAGCTCAGCTCTTTGGACAGCGAGAACCGTGGCGAAATGGATGATACCACCTACAAGTGGCGGCAGGGCGCCGCCCAGGCCATATCGCAAATGTTGGATCATATTAACAAAGCAAGGGACGAGGTTCTCCGACTCGAGGGGAGAGCCTGATGCCCGACGGAGGAATTCAACATGAGTAAGAAGCTGATTTCATTTCTTTTCGCACTCTTCATGCTGATTGCCTTTGCCACCCCGGTGGATGCCGCGAGGTACGAGAACATCACGGTAGGCAATCTGATCGTAGAGAAGTCTGCGAGGATAGATGGATTGCTCGAAGCAGTCGCCAACACGACCGGCAATGTCTGGTATGTCGACTCTGGATCCGGAGTTAACGCTGTTGGCGCTGCCGGCAAGAGCAAAGACCGACCGTTCGACACGCTGGACTACGCGATCGGTCGATGTATTGACAACCACAACGACTATATCATCGTCATGGCCGGGCACGCCGAGAACCTGGCGGCCGCCGATGCGGTTGATGTAGATGTGGCCGGCGTTACTATCCTCGGCCTGGGCGACGGCCAAGACCGGCCTACATTCACCTATACAGGCACTGGCGGAGAGTTCGTGATCGGCGCTGCGAACGTGCGCATCGCGAATCTCGTCTTTGTGGCAGGCGTCTCCAATGTCACTATGGGTATCAGCGTAGAGGCTGCAGGCGATAACTTCACAATGGAATACTGCGAGGTTACCGAGCCGGGCACAGCGACCTACGATTTTGCCGATATTATCGATCTCGCCTCCGGCGCGGACGATATCACCATCAACGGGATGCTGGTCAGGCAGCTCGGCGTTACTGCCGGCGATCTGGACCATTTTCTTGAGATGGGCACCGGTGTGAACAACCGTGTGCGCGTGCTTAACTCCTTGATCGAGGGCGAGTTTCTTGTCTCCGCGATCTGGTCAGACAAGGCGGACACAGAGGTATTGATTGACAACTGCATCATCACCAATGCCACTAACGCACAGCACGCCATCGAGTTTACCAGCACGGCGCGCGGAACCATTCGCAACACGCTCGTGCGTACGGATGCTCAGGGCACGGCCTGTAATCCCGGCAGCTTAACCATGCACAATGTCTTCTGGGACGATAACGACGTAGCCGACTCGGTTGCCATACCCGTGGTTGCCGGCGGTGAAGCCACCCAGGCCCTTATTGATGTGAGCCTGGATCATCTCATGGCTTTGGACGGCGCAACTTCGGTGTATCCCGAGCAGGCGGCGAACGACTCTACTATCTGCAAACTGATGGCCGACGACGACCCGGCTAACTGCAACACCTACAACAACGCCACGGACTCCCTAGAGGCACTCGGCGTAAAGCAAGGGGCCAATAACAACAACAACGAGTTCGCCTCGACCGCTGTCCTTGAGAACGTCGACGGCTCCATGCTGGAGCGCCTGGAGGGGCTCAAAGTACAAAGCGACGATATTCTCGCCGGCTTGCGCATGGCGGGAGTCAGCATCGGCAATGTCTACTATGTGGATAACGCCACCGGCGATTCAGCAGATAACGGCACTACCTGGGCGCTTGCCGAGGATACGATCGTCAACGGTTACAATAACACTACCGATGACAAAGGGGATATCGTCTTTGTAGCCCCGGATCACGAGGAAACCTTAGGCGACGCTCAGATCGCGCTGGATGAAGCAGGGGTCAGGATCATTGGCTTGGGCGATGGAGAACAGGTGCCCATGATCACAATGACCAATGCAAATTCGTCCATCGATGTGACCGCCACCGATGTGACCCTGGAGAACATTCACATCTATCACACCACGGCCGATGCGGCCATAATGATCGATGTGGACGCAAGCGGCTTTGTGCTCAAGGACTGTAAGGTCACCGGCTCTGGCGCAGGCCATGTGATCGGCCTGGACCTGGCTACTACCCTCAGCGACGTAACCGTGCAGGGCAACTATGTCTATGTGACGGATACAGACGGTGACGCCTTTATCAATGCCACGGCCGGCGCAGAAACCCACTTGGTTATCCGGGACAACGATATATCCGGCGACTACGATCTGGCCACGATCTATTCCGACCAGATCAACATTGATGCGCTCATCATGGACAACGTTATCCGCAATGTCCAGACCGGTATTCACGCCATAGAGCTTTCGGCAGCCACTACCGGGGATCTGGTCGGCAACCGGCTCTACACGGACGCCTATGCCACCACGCTGGATCCGGGCAGCATGATGTGCTTTGAAAACTATGCCGTGGACGTAGTCGATGAAGGCGCGTACCTCATCCCGAACATGGGCGACCATGACGGCAATTACCTTGGTGTGAACAGCGCCAACAACGATGCAGGCACGGCTACTGTGGTAGAGAACAATGACGGCTCCGTGCTTGAGCGCTTAGAGCACCTGCAAGCGCTGTCCGACGATATTCTGGCAGGGCTGCGAATGGCCGGCCACGATATCGGCAATGTTTACTACGTCGATGATGCTACCGGCGACAACTCTGATGCAGGCACCTCCTGGGCGCTTGCAGAGGCCGATATTGCCAACGGCTACAACAACACGACCGATGATAAGGGTGACATCGTTTTCGTCGCGCCCGACCACGAAGAGACCCTTGGCGATGCACAAATAGCTCTGGATGAAGCGGGTGTAATGATCATTGGACTTGGCAGCAACGAGCAAATGCCGATGATCACCATGAGCAACGCGAACTCGTCCCTGGACGTAACTGCAACCGATGTCACCATCGAGAATATCCACTTTTACAGCACTACCGCTGACAGCACGATCGCGATCGATGTCGATGCCAGCGGGTTCACGCTGCGTGGATGCAGGTTCACCGAGAGCGGCGCAGGCCATGTCCGCGTACTGGATGTAGCTACTGCGCTCACGGATATCACCATTGAGGACAACTTCAGCTATTCCACCGATACTGATGGCGTAGCTTTTTGGGAGGGCGACGCCGGCGCGCAGACCAATGTCGTGATCCGGGGCAACCGCTTGTGGGGAGACTACGACAATGCGGTTATCTGGAGCGATGACGCAGATGTCAATATCCTGATCGAGGATAACATCATCCGCAATGTCAATACGGGCGTACACGCCGTAGAGTTCACTGGGGCGGCAACCGGCTATATCCACGGCAATCAGCTCGCCGCCGATACGGCCGGTTCCATCCTGGATCCGGGCTCCTGCATGGTCTATGACAACGAGATTATGCTCACCGGTACCCTGGACGCCAATGATCGCGGCATGATGGTCGACAAATGGTATTACTGCAACAAGACCTTCGAGCTGGACGCTACAGCGACCTATGACGCATTGTTTACAGTCACTGGTACCGTCGAGATGAAGGTCTTCGGCCTTGTGACTGAAACCCTCACGGCCCACGGCGACACTGTTTCCATCGGCCCCTCCGACGATCCTGCCCTAATGATCGCAGCGACCGCCGGTAGCGCGCCAATGACTAACGGGGATGCATGGACCAGCGTCTCGCCGGCAAAGGGCGAGCCGAGCCTGGCTACATCGTTTATAGTGAACACCGATACTGTCGGCATCACGCAGTCAGGCGCCAACCTGGCAGATGGCACGGTCGTCATTCATGTGTATTGGCGGCCCCTTAGCAACGGGGCTCTTGTAGTACCGCTGTAATACAGCCCATACAGGGCGGGAGAGAGACTGCCTTTGGGACAACCCGGGGGTCAGCGACGGCCCCCGGGGAAAGGCTGGCAACGTGCTTAAAGTTGAATTCAGGCAGAACGTTTCGGATTTCGGGTATGTTGTCTGGGTCTACTATGAGAACCCGGACGGATCCATGAATGTCGTAAAGGACCTGAAAACCTGGGAGGCAGAACGCATCCAGCCCGGCGCTATGGTTGACCCGAGCTTTACCGCTTTTACCACCCGGGGAGACGGGAATTTCATCCAGGCATTCGTAGATGCGGCCTATGAGCTCGGGATACGCCCCTCCGGCGAGCCCGTATTGAAAAACGAGCTCACGGCAACAAAAGCGCATCTAACGGATCTGAGGGCATTGCTGTTCACCTCAACTATTAAGCGGGAAGCATCTCCCATGGCGCGGGCTGCTTCTGTCGATGAGATATGAGCGAACCAACCATCAAAGACGTAATCAAGGCCATCATCAGGGGCCTTAGGCAGATGCAAAAGGCTCTGGAGGAATTGCTGCATGAGACAAGTTAACGACAGAATCACGGCATTTGACCGGAAATACGAGATAAAGTCGGGCCATGGCCCGAAAAGCGTTATCAACCTACAGACCGGAACCATCACCCAGGCCGGCGAGAACGGCTGCCAGGTAGAAGATCTTCTCGCAGTCTGTATTGACCGGCTCGAAACGTTCCAGGGCGGCCCCACCCCGTGCAAGGAGAACGCAGCGGCCATCAAGGCCCTGAAGGCCGCTATGCAGCAGCTGGGCAAAAGGACCGCTCGGCGAAAGGAGCAGGGCGTAGAGGGTACTTTCATCGCCCACGAATAGGAGAACATACACAACCGCTTCCTGACGCGCTAACGCCCCTCAGAGAAGCGAAGCCAAACGCGCTTACACTAAGCCCCTTTGGAATCAAAAGGGTTTTCGAATCCCGTGCTTGCTACACGGCTCGATTGCCCAGAGAGATTCCAGACGGGCTTTTTTCATAAGGGCCGGCAGCGAACACCCCGCAAGGACTCGCCCGGCAAAAGGACGCTATGGCGTCCAAACGATCAAACGGGAACACCGCAAAAGCGGCTCCCAAGGAGGCAATCATGTTGGAACCACAGATTCCAGAACAGGTCCGGGCTGGTGCCGAGCACGCCGAGCAGCTCATTGCCGAACAGAAGGCCGCCGAAGCCGGCGAGACCCCTTCTGCCGGCGATAAGCCGGCGGAACAACCGGCAGACCAAGACGCGGACCAAAACCCGAAACCGGAAGACGCTGCACCCACTGTGGAATCGCTCACCAAAAAGGTGGAGGAGCTCACCCACAGTTTGTCAGTGCTCCAGGGCAAGTACAATGCGGAGGTAAAGGCTCTTGGCGACGATCCGAATCTTCTCAACACCTTAAAGGCTGACAAGAGACGGTTAGATCGCCAAGTCACGGATCTACAAAGAATCGTCAATGATCAACAAGCACAGTTGGCGAGGCTGTCTTCGAAGGACTCGCAGCCCCCCGAGGATCCAGACAATGAACCGGCTGTTCCCGACATAGATCTGAAGCTGGACAAGGAAGACCTTGATCACCTGCGCAACGAAGGGATTGAAGGAAAAACACTCGATATCTTCAAGAAGCTCGTGGCCCAGGGCGCGGATCAGATAGTCAATACGCGATATGGCAAGGTGTCCGACGAGGTCAAGGACATCCGTCAAGCCCAGGCGCTGACGGCAGAGCAGCAGTTCTTCAGCGATCTTACGGACGCAGTGAGCAACTGGCGCGCCATCAATGGCACGCCCGAGCAACCCAACGAGGACTGGCTCGAATGGCTCGACGGCAAAGCTCCGTATCAGCGGCGCACCCGTGCAGAAGTATTGCACCAAGCACAGGACGCCCTCGATGTACAAACCTGTATCGACATCTTCAAGGACTACATCGCAGAGAAAGGCACAGCAAACCCCGAGCCAAAAGAACCGCAGCCGGACCCCGCATTAAAAATAGAACCGGAAAAGCTATTGGAACCAAAGGGCGCTCCCGCCGGCGATTCGCCGGTACCTGAGGGCCCTAGGTTTACCATGGCTGATTACAAAAAGCACAACGACGAGTACACGAAGGGTCTCTGGCGAGGGCGCGAAGAAGAATGGAAGCAGATCAACGCTGCCATGGAGAAAGCCTTTGCCGAGGGCCGCATGACAAAATGAACCTTCCTGGCCTGACGAGCGTTAAGCGGAGGGGACCGACATCCCCTCCGGCCAGGATAGTACCGTGTCGGCGGGAAACAGCTATATATAGGAGACCATGATTATGGCTGCTGTAACTCCTGTCGCAACGGGCGTGGCGTCCGCGAGCGGCACCTATACCCCCGAGGTCTGGTCGGCCAAAACGCTGATCAAGTTTTATACGGCCACCGTCTTCGGAAGTATCTGCAACACTGATTACGAGGGCGAGATCAAGAGCATGGGAGACACCGTCCAGATCAGGACGATCCCCGATGTAACGATCCGCGACTACGCGATCGGGCAGAAACTGACCAGGGAACGCCCGGCCACCGCCAAGATCAGCCTTTTGATAGACAAGGGCAAATACTACTCTGTTTCCATCAACGACGTTGAGCGGCTCCAGAGCGACCTGAACTATGTGGAGAAATGGACCGACGATGCCGGCAGGCAGATGGCGATCACTATTGACGCCCAGGTTCTGTCCACGCAGTACGCCTATGCAAGCGCGTCCAACAAGGGCAATACTGCCGGATATCGATCCAGTAGTTTTCAGCTTGGAACTACCGGAACCCCTGTGCTCCTGGATAAGGACAACATCCTGGACTACATCGTCGATATGGGCACAGTCCTTGACGAATATGATGTGCCCGACGACGGCCGCCGGTGGATTCTCTTTCCGCCGCAGTTTTGCGGATTGATCAAAAAGAGCGACCTAAAGGACGCTTCTCTGGCCGGAGACGGTACTTCCATCATGCGCAATGGCCGCATGGGCATGGTCGATCGCTTCGAGATCTTTAGGTCGAACCAGCTCACAACCACCCTGGACGGCGGCGTGTACATCACGAACTGCATGTTCGGGCACCCGGCGGCAATCAGTTTTGCCAGCCAGCTCACGGAGAACCGATATATCGATAACCCCGATGATTTCGGCAAGGTGATGGAAGGACTCCAGGTTTATGGCCACAAGACTATCAAGGCCGAAGGCCTGGGCCACCTGTATGCCCGCAAGTAAAGAATAACCTCTAACCGGTCATAGGAGAGACGATTATGGCTAACTATGATTACACGGGCGATGGAAACGGCACTATCCACGGCGAATTTTTCCGCAAGCACTTCCTGCTCAAAAGGGAAATGAAAGTGTCCGACATCATCGCATCCGACACCACGCTGACCGCGAACGGCGTTATCGCTGCGGCCGATGTCATACAGTTCATCGACCTGCTGGCGGGCACGGTGCTTGACAACTTCGCGGTAAAAACCGTGACTGCCGAGGGAGCGGCCCTCACGGCCGACTTTGGTATCGCAGGAAGCACGGAGCTTGCCTCCAACTTCGATATCAACCAGGCGGCCGGTACGATCACCGTGCTTGCGCACGATGCCAGTTGGGGTACCGACAATGTTTGCTGCGTCGCGTTTGCAACCGCCGACACCATTGACATGACCTTTGACGCCGAAACTGATGCGGGCGAGTGGCACGTATACCTCGCCGGCTTCTTTTTGGATTGACAATAACCTGCATAATTGGGCTGTGGCCGGGATCTGCCGGCCACATCCCCAGGAGGCGTTATGCCAGAACAACGGTATCTGCGCAAATTGGATGATGGCTATGTCTATGGCTACACGGACGCCCTTGCGGCCCTGCCCGAGTTTGTGGAGTGCGACAAGGACGGCAGACGGCTTGAGCACATCGCTCTTATCGACGACACCAATATGCCAGTAATGGTCGAGATGGAGATCAATGGCGCTCAGTTCGACGTGCCCGAATATTTGGTCCCGACCGTACAGCAGCTTGTCGACAAGGACGATGAGCAATCGCTTGCCGCCGAGATCAAGGCTCTGCAAAAGCAGGTAGGAGATGCGAACGCTGCAAAAGGGGAGCTGAGAAAAGAGATACTCGGCCTGCAAACGGCAAACAGCGATCTGCAAAAAGACCTGTCTAAGGCTGTCGAGGATCTTCGCAAGCGCGACACGGCCATTACCAAGCTCGAAGAACAGAACAAGAGCCTGGAGCGGGACGCAAGGGCGCTCAGCAAGCGGATTAAAAAGCTCGAAAAGCCCGACGAAGAGTAGGTGAGCCATGGGAAGCGTACTGGCCAGCACGATCATGGCAGACGCGGCGGAGACCCTGCTCGACACAGCGAATACCCGGTGGCCCGATCTCGAAAAGTTCCGGTACCTGAACGCAGGTCAACGCCTGCTCTGTCTCTACAAGCCCGACGCATACGCCCTCATTGATACCTATAGGCTTGTCCAAGGCACCAAGCAGCGCGTACCCGACGGTACTCGTGTATTTGAGCGCCCCGCCAAAAGCTTTGACTTTGTAGACGCCGACGTCACCATCAACAACGCCCTGCCCGAAGGCACGCTGGACACCATCACAGAGGCCGACCACGGCTTCGAGATGGGCGACAAGGTCCGGCTGACCAACGCCGGAGGCGCCTTGCCGACCGGGCTCGCCGCCGCAACCACGTATTACGTTATCGCCCTGGATCCCGATACGATCGCCCTGGCTTCATCCATGGGCAACGCTCTATCCTATACGTGTGTGGAAATAACAGCGGCGGCCGGCGGCGGCACCCACACCGTGGCCCGGTACGATCGCGCCCTTGCCCAGGCTATCAGGCTGATCAGGGCTGTCCGCAATATGGGCACGGATGGAGTTACTGTAGGGCCGGCGATCGAGCACTGCGACCTCGATGTACTGGACAGCTTTAATCCGGACTGGCACGAAGCGAGCTCCAATGCCGAGGTGCAGGCAGTCGCGTATGACGAAAGGTTTCCGAAGCAGTTCTTTGTCTATCCTCCGCAACCATCCGATACCCCCGGCTGGATCCAGATCGCTTATTCCGCGCTGGTCGAAGATATCATAGCTTTGTATTCCGGCAGCGAGAGCATCTGGGACGCAGACGCAGATGTTTTTACGGCAGGAACCTATGCCTGGGCCGCCAACGGCACGAACACGATCGCGAATGCATCTAACCGCTTGCGCGTCACGTATGTAGACGACGCTACGGGCGCCTATGTGAATCTCAATGACGCCGCGGACCTTAGCGAGGATCTCGTGCCCGGTCTGTACTATAAGCTGACCTTTGACGCCTACTGCTGGAACAGCGGTGGTGGAGCCACGCCTACAACGATACGCTTGTCTGTCGGCGAGGGCGCATCCAGTATCCAGGAATACTCCGAATATCTCTCGTATTTCATGACCACTTACGAAGTCGAATTTGAGGCAACCAGCGCTACGGCGATGAGGCTTCAACTGTCCGGCATGGTGCCAGACAGTGTCGTAGAGATCGACAATTTGAGCCTGGACAAACGGGATGATTACGACGTGCCGATCAACCTCGCCGACAAGTACCAGAGCGCCTTGCGATACTATGTGCTTCACCGGTGCTACGAGAAAAACTCTGCGACATCCCCGTACGATGCGGCCAGATCCGTGGAATACTGGAACCTGTTTGTCACAGAGATCGGCAGGCTGGATCTGCTCAGAAAAGCCACAGGCCCGAACAGGAAAGAGCGTTCTGCAAACACGGAGGCATAAATGGCGACTACAATAGCGACTTTTCGCGGCGGCGTGCTGGCGGCAATCCCTCGCTGCCCTCCGCCTATCGTAGACCAGGCAGTTGTCGACGCCATTATAGAGCTCTGCAAGGACGCATCCATCTTCGAGAAGAGCTTTGAGCACTGGCTCGATGCAGAAAACGATGTGGACTCAACGGATAACGACTCGATCACTATCACGCTCACGGACTATGTGGGCACCAGCTACCGGCCGCACATGGTCAAAGAGCTCAAAATAGACGGCGAGGGCTGGTATGTCGCCCACAAAGAGCTCGAAACCAATGTAGACGATCTCACATATTACGAGATCTCCGGCACCAAGTTCTACAACTTTCCTTCCAGCACCGAGATGAAGCTGTTTCCGATCGATGATGACGCCACTACAGACGGCGACACATTCGATTTTGTCGACGCCGATGTGAGCGTAGCGGCGGACGAGATCACAGAGACAAATCATGGCCTTGACACCGGGCTGCCTGTGCGCCTTACAACCACGGGCACTTTGCCCACGGGCCTGGCAACCGGCACTACTTATTACGTGATTCGCGTGGACGCAGACACTATATCCCTGGCCACGACCTATGCCAACGCGATAGCCGGCACGGCAATAGACATTACGGGCGCTGCGGGGGGCGGGACACACAGCCTTACGTCCCGCCGGACAAACCGGGTTTATGTCAATATGGTCTGGCTGCCGCTTAGATCAATGACACAGGTCGACGACAGCATCTACAACGACTACAGGGCCGCAGTGGAGGAATACGCTATTTATCTGCTGATGAGACAGCCGAACAAGGACTGGACCAATCCGGCAGAGGCCCCGGCGCATCTTTCCGAGTACGCTGCCCAAATGGAGCGCGCCAAGATCAGAAAGCTCCAGGGCTACGCTTACGGCTCCTTGCGTCCCAGGTCCGGGAGGTTCTTTTGAGAATAGTGCAGAACATATTCTCAGGCGAACGCCCTAAGCTGGCCAGCCACTTGCTTGCTCCCGGAGAAGCGCAGACCGCACAAAACTGCAAGCTGGACAAAGGAGAGTTGCGCTCCTGGAAAGACTACGAATTCGTTGAGAACATAGAGGGCCTGGGAACCCCGGCGACCCTCTATCTCTACCAGAACGACGACATAGATTACTGGATCACGGACGAGCTATTGCTGGATTTTGCCCGTACGGCTGTCGCAGGAGACCCTCACAACCGTCTTTACTACACGGGCAAGGATGAACCAAGGGTGTTGGCAAAAGAGCTTATTTCCGACCCCTTCGACCTGGATACAGACTATTACAAGCTCGGCGTGCCGGCCCCTACGTCCGCACCGACCATTGATGCCGGCTACACAACGGACAGCGCCTACAGGGCTTATGTGTACAGCTATGTGGTCCGGCTTGGGGATCTGGACTGCGAGGAAGGGCCTCCAAGCGATACAGTAGCGATTACCGATTACGACTCGGGCAACGTCACTCTTTCCGGCTTCACAGAGCCGCCGGCAAACAGGCAGATAGGCAAGATCCGGATCTATCGCACCAGCGCCGCCACAACCGCAGTTGCTTCGTTTCTATATGTGGGCGAATTCGAGACCGACGGGGTTGATTTCGATACCTTCACGTTTACAGACTCTGTGGCCGAAGCCGACCTTGGCACGGACTCTCCGCAGCCGGACACATTTGTGCCTCCCCCGACGGATCTCGACGGATTGCTCAGCCTCATAAACGGGTCTTTTGCAGGCTTTTCCGGCAACGTGGTCTATGTCTCAGAGCCCTATCTGCCGCATGCATGGCCCTATGAATACCCGGTTGCTGCAGACATTGTCGGCCTCGCCCGGTTCGGGAACACGCTCGTGGTTTTGACAGACAGCACGCCCTATTACCTGATCGGCCCGCCGGAAGCCATGGAAGTAATGCCGCTTGAAGACATCTATCCGTGCCTGTCCAAGCGCGGTATCGTAATGGGGCAAAACGGTGTGCTTTATCCCACACAAAAGGGATATGCGCTCATAGACCAGAACGGGGTAAGGATCGTTACCGAAAGCATTGTAGACCCTACGACCTGGAACGATGTCTATCATCCAAGCTCGCTGCATGCCTATTTTTTTGAAGATCGCATATTCGCGTTTCACGCAACCGGATCTTTCATCCTGGACTTTCCCAATGACCGCTTCACCACACTCGATATCTACCCGGACGCCTGCCATATTGCCCGGGGCACAGGCAGCTTTTACCTGATCAAGCCGATCGACGATACAGATATCGCCGGGGATCACGCTATCTACAAATGGGAAGGCGCAGACTATGACCGGCTCCAATACGATTGGAAAAGCAACCGCCGGGTTTTGCCGTACGATACGAACTTCGCGGCCGCGAAGATCATACGCAATGCCACGGATCTAGCTGCGATTGAGGCCATTATCGACCAGAACATCGAAAACATCGAGGCCAACGCGGAGGCCATGGCCGACGGCGACATCGGGGATCCATTGGATTTCGGCGACATAGACGATGAGGACGTGCACGCAGACGATTTAGAGCCTGTCTACGATATCGACATGAACACAGACATTGTCTTCAAACTCTATGGTGATGGCGCGCTCATACACACAGAGACAGTTTCCGACGATGAACCCTTCAGCCTGCCCGGCGGCGTTTTGTATCAGGAAATAGAGTACGAGCTGATCGGCTATGTCGCTGTCAAGGAAGTAAGAATCGCTACGTCCATGCAAGAGCTCATGGAGGCTTCCAGTGCCTGATGTCCGCATAAAAGCCATGCACGGGGTTCCCAAGAACCTTGATAAGGCCATGTGGGACTTCCTGAATACTCTTCGATACAATATCGAGGTTCTGGCCGGGATGAAGGGCAGTGCTTCGAACAGATACGTTACGCTGGCCGAGCTGCTGGCCCTGTCCGGCACGGCGCAATATGTCGAAGTAGCAGACATAGACGATCCTTCCCCGGAGCTATCGTCACGAACCAGCACGGAAGCCGGACCCCTTCTCATCGCGTATCAGCCATCCGCCGGCGCGGACGATGCCTACACTATATACGCCTGGGACGCATCTGGCGGCGCCAGCGATAGCCCTTATGTCGTCGCGGGCGACGGCGGCAACTGGACCGCTGTCGGCGGCACATACTCTGACCAAGACCTGCACCTGGATCCGCTCACAGCGTCTTTTCTTGTTGCCACAGACGCAGCGAAAAAACTCGTCAGCACCAATCTGGCCGACTGGATCACCGCGGTGGCCAACGAAACCACGGTTGCCGACGATGGCGCCGGCGGCGCTATCATCGGCATAGTTAATCCGCTGATTGTGGCAAAAGGCGGCACGGGCGCAGAGACCCTCACGGACCACGGCCTGCTCGTGGGCAGCGGCACGGGCGCAATCACGGCTTTGGCCGCTGCGGCTAATGGCCAGATCCCGATCGGTTCGACCGGCGCAGATCCCGTACTATCCACCCTGACAGGCGTTGCCAACGAGATCGATATCACGGTGGGAGCTGGCTCCATCACGATCGGCATTGTCGATCCGCTTATTGTCGGCAAGGGCGGCTCCGGCGGCACCACTTTTACAGACGGCGGCGTTTTACTCGGAAGCGGAGCCAATCCTTTCACGGCCACTGCGCGGCTTGATACAGACCAGCTGCTCGCCGGCCAAGCCGCGGGAGACCCTCAGCCAATGTCGATTGTCTGCAACAACGATGCGGTTGTCTGCCATAACGACGAGGTAGTGATGCTATGACGGCTCTCAACGAAAACGCCATCACAAGGCTGTCAACCACGACGGGTGTTGACATGCAGGCCGTTGCAGCGACCACGCTCTATACGGTCCCTGCCGGCAAGGTGGCCTATATAACCCATGTCGTTATTCGGGATCCGTCTGCATCCATGGCCGGCGGCACGGATTTCGACTTCACCCAATGGCTGCAGACCGTCGATTTGTCGAGCCTGACTACTGCGAACACAGACTATATCGTGCTGGACGGCAATAACGCCAAGTACCAGGAGCTGGCTGCGGCCACGGCCTTTCAGATCACGGTCAATACCGGCACCACTGCAGCCTGCACGGCGACCATCGACGTGTTCGGCTTCCTGGTGTGATGGGAGATTTCATGGAGACAGCATCCGAAGAGCAGTCCTGGGACGGCACAGAGCGCAGACAAAAGACCTTCTGGAACGGCACGGCAACCAAGGTGCTTATGGTCCTTGTGGCGCTTCTCGCCTTTCTGGGCTCGCATCTTTTTCGGGAAGTGTGCGAGGTGCCTAAGATCTATGCCGTAAAAAGCGAAATGAGTATGCTCGCCGACAGAATGGACAAAGGATTCAAGGAGCTGCGAGAAGGCATCAACGATATCAATCAGTTTTTGCGGGACCAGAATAGGCCGTAGGGGGTTGTATGGATTACGACGATGTAATGAACATGATCCGCAGGCATGAAGGGTTCTCTGCCGAGGTCTATCTTGACACCGTAGGTGTGCCCACGGGCGGCTACGGGCACGCTTTCCACGTAGGCTCTTATATCCCTGTGTATGTGGCCGAAAGGCTTCTGTGGCTGGACGTAAAGCAGGCGGAAGAAGATTACGACTATGTGGCAAAAATCTACAACTTAGACCTGGATCCCGTGCGGCGCGCAGTGTTTATCGACATGCTTTTCAATCTGGGGCTGTCCAAGTTTCTGCTGTTCAAGAAGTTTCTCGCAGCGGTTCAGCGCGAAGACTGGCCTGAAGCAAAAGCGCAGCTCATAGACTCCAAGTGGCACAGGCAGGTAGGAAACCGGGCCCTAGAGCTCGAGGAAATGATTCTTACCGGCGAATACGCGAGGCAATGATGGCAATACCCGTTCTGTCCGCAATAAAGACCATTCTCGGCGTACTGGCTTCGCCCGTGACCGGCATGATCACCAGCTGGCAGGAACGCAAAAAAGCCAAGCTGGATGCCGAGCTGGCAATCCATGCCGCGAAAACAGACGCGCAGATAGAGAAGATCGCTACCGGCCAGAAGGCCGATATCGCATGGGAACAAACCTCGATTGATCGCAGCGGCTGGAAAGACGAGTGGTTTACCATCATTCTCTCTATTCCGGCGATTCTGTGTTTCATCCCAGGCATGGACGTCTATGTGATCCGGGGCTTCGAAGCGCTTTCCCGCACGCCCAAGTGGTATCAATGGGCGTTTCTGGTAGCTGTGGGCAGCGCGTTCGGGTACCGCAAGATCGCGGACTTTATGAGTCTGCGAAAAGGAGACTGAAGTGACACGCAAAAACAAAATGAGATGGCTGAAGTGGGCAAAGGGGTTACTCAGTGCCGCTATCGGCGGCGCAGCCAACGGCATTACAGTGACTTTCGTGGATCCTGCCAGCTTTAACCTGCAGGAAGGCATTGGCAAGCTAGGCACGGTCATTGTTATCAGCGCAGTGGTTGCCATGGCCATGTATCTGAAAAAGGCACCGCTTCCGCCCGAAGAATTGGCAGGAATATAGTGGAAACCACTCTTTTGGCATACAGCGCGATTGACGGCATTCCGACCATGACGGATTCCGAGGTCCGCGGCCTATATGAGCGCATGGAGGCCGATGGCACCGCAGACACTGTGTTCTATGACGGCTCGGTGATGAGTGCGGATGACTTTCTCAAGACCATGAAGCACGGCATGACACAGCTCTTCATGGTTTCCATCGACAACGAAGTTGCTGGGGCTGTGTGGCTGACAGATTTTGAGGTAAGGCGAGCAGCGTTTCATTTCTGCTTCTTCTCCAATGCCTGGAAAAAGGACCTGGTTGATGCCGGAAAGGAATGCGTGACGCAGATATTGAATGCCGAGAGATTGAGCGTGCCGATGTTCGATTGCCTCATCGGCATTGTGCCGGCCACCAACAGGGCGGCTCAAATCTGGTGTCACAAAATGCGGTTTCGGCGCATAGGCGTACTGCCAAAAGGCGCGTGGATCCAGCGCGAGCAGCGCAGCGTGCCCGCGACGATATATTACGTAGAGCGAGGCAATTATGGGAAAGGGATCTAAGACCACAACGGTTACGCAAGAACAGAAATACGATCCGGTTGCGTCCAAGAAAATGGCAGAGGTCGCGGAGCGCCAACAGGAAATGGCCGAAGAACAGTGGGAGATGTATAAGGACTATTTCCAGGAATACGAGATCGAGGCGGCCAAGGCCAATGTAGAACTGTTGCCATATCTTACCGAAGCCTCGCGCATGACCCTGGAAGAAACGCAGCGGGATATCGAGGAAAACCGGCAGATAAAAGATGCGTTGCGAGAAGAACAGCTCGCAGAGCTCGGCATGGCAAAGCCCGTTGCAGAAAAGTTCTACAAAGAGTCGCTCGAGGGCATAGACCTGGGCAAGCGGGCCGATATTGCCGGCGCGAACGTGCTAAGCGCCTTGAAAGCAGGGCGCGGCGCGGAAGGCCGGGAATTGACCAGATACGGCATAGACCCTAGCTCGAGCAGGTTCCGAAGCGGGCTTTCTGAAAAGGGTGTCACTGCCGCATCCCTTGTGGCCGGGGCTCGCAACAAAGCTCTTGCCGAAGGAGAACAGGAGAACTATGCGCGCCTGGGCACGGCGCTTGGCGTGCGCGGCAGGGCTTCCGGCCTCCCAGGGATTCAGTCAACACAGGGCGAGGAGCAAGCCTATTTCGGCGGGGCCGATCCTGCAGGCAGGGCCATGGGCGGTTATGCCAGCGCCGCCGGCACCTATGCTCCGCTGGCAAGCAGGGTGCTGTCTTCTACACAGACAAAAACAGAGCCACGGGCCGATTTCTGGGACTTTGCCGGAAGCGTACTCGGGCAGGCTGCAGGCGCTTATGTGGGCGGCAAAATGGCTACGTAAGGGGTTATCATGTCTGATCCATGGAAATACGCAATACAGGGCTTCGACCGAGGCGTTCCTCTCGGCGTGCGCGCAAAAGAGCGTGCAGAGGATCTACGGTTCCGAGAAGAAGATTTGGGCCTGAGAAAAGAATCGGGCGAGAGAGCCGAGCGCGGCCTGAAGGTGCAGGAGGCCGGAGAGGAACGCGCTCAAAAAGAGTTCGATGCGAAAGAGACAGTCAAAAAGGCTCGATCGACGCTGAACGTCGCGCGCGCCCAGGTAGCCAACGACAACGCGTTCGCCGCGGCAAAGACCATGACAGACTACTATAGTTCCCAGATCCCCAATGGCGACGAGATCCGGGTCTTCTTGCGGGAGCACCAGGCCGACAATCCTGCTTTCGCAGACGTTCCGCCAGAGCACAATGTCGTGGTTCAGTCTCGGACGGGCGGAATCCAGAGTTTCAAGGACCTGAATGCCGTTATCGAGAAAGCCGCCGCCATGGCAGATGTGAAAAGCATCACGGACGCATATCAGGGCGCAAGGCAGAGACTGGCCGAAAAGAACGCTGCCGCCGCCGAAACCCCGTTCATGGCAGAAGACGGCAAATACTATGTCAATACATACACCATGGGTCCGGGCGGCGTGCCAGTGCAGGACAAACAAGTACCCTATACGGGCAAGGCTCCCGCCGGGGTTCGGACCGGGCTGAAAGCGGGCCTGGGACGCGAACCCTCAGAGAAAGAAACCCAGATCAAGCTCGGCTTGCGGGAAAAGATAGAAGAGCCTAAGCCCGGCGAAGCCGGCAAGACCGCAAAAGCGGCAGCGGATCTTCAGGGCAAAGAGCTCGACTCACTCAAAAAGCGCCTGGATCTTGCCCTGCGACCGTTCACCAAGGGCGCAAAGTCCGTATTCGACTTCGAGACCGGGAAGATGGTAACCGAGGGCGGCAACGCTATTGCGGAGGCGCAAAAGCTCTTGGACAAGGCGGAGAAAGCCCCCGAGAGTCTCACAGATGTTGAGAAAAAGAACGTAAAAAAGGCGGAACTCGCGCTGCAATTATATGATCAGATATTTGGCTCAGTGACCACGCTCGGTGGCGAAAAGCAATCCGAGGGCGAAGCCCCACCGGTTGAAGGAGCAAGAAAGGCCCCGGACGGCAAGTGGTACGTGCAAAGAGACGGCCAGTGGTACCTTGTAGAACCGGATTGATATGCCGAGATACATAGCCATAGACTACGATCCCTTTCAGCAGGACCGGATCCGGCCCGAGCTGGAAAAGCGGCAACCGGCCATGAAGCTGGTACCCGTGGACTACGATCCTTTTGCCGAGAAAGCCGAGCCCGTGCAGGCCCCCAGGGTCGGGATACAAGAGCCAAGAAAGGGCGGGATAACTGAAGGGCTAAAGCAGATCCCGAGAGGCTTCGTTCATGGTTCCCTCGGCATAGCCGAAAGCGCTGGTACCGGCCTGGAATACATCGGCCATAGAATGCAGGAAGCTCCCGGTCTGGAAGATCTTGCACGCACGCATCCAGGGCGCGCCTATGCCATGATGTCGCCTACGGATCAAAAAACAGTGTCTGATCTGATCAATAAGGGCGCTGATTTCCAGGACGCTCTCATCGAAGTAACTACGAACCCTCCGTACGTTCCTATGCGAGAGAGCATGAAAAAGGCGGCACCCGGCGTTATTCAGCTCGGAAAAGACATTGCCGGTTCCCAGGCCGAGGTCGCTGAGCAGTACGGCCCTCCGGAACAATTCGCCGAGAAGAACGTCTGGGACAACCCCGAAGTGCTCAAAAGCCCTACCTGGTGGCTCTACAATACCGCTGAAATGGCGCCTACGCTGGCCGCTGCCATGATCCCCGGAGCAGGCACGTACAAGGCGGTGCAGGTCGGAGGCGCGGCGTTGAAGCTATCTCCTGTTGTTATCTCCCGCATGGCGCAATTAGGCGCTATGGTCACAGGCGGCGCGGTCGGTGGCACCCTTGAGGGCACGCAGACATACAAGGCCGTGCTGGAAGCAGGCGGCACGGAGCAGGAAGCGGCCAGGGCCATGGAGCTCATGGGACTATTCAGTGCCGGTTTGAACTCTATTTCTGTCGGTAAAATGTTCACAAAGGCGGGCCCCGGGTTTCTCAATAAGGTCAAGAAGGTCGGTGCGTCCGGTATTGTCGAAGGGCTCACCGAGGGCGCAGAAGAGCCCTCGGAGGTAATAGCGAAAATAGGCGCAAAGCTGTTCACTGGCCAGAAGGTCCCGGACAATATTGCGCAAATGTTCTTTGATTCGCTCAAGGACGCTGTGACAGTGGCTCCGATTGCCGCAGTTACGGGTTTTGCCGGAGGCGCGGGCGGCGCACAGGTCGCTGGCGCCGAAGCAAAGGACATGCTGCAAGGCGATGCAGAACCAGCCCTTGTCAACGAGATCAATCAGATTCTGCCAGAGGAAGAACCCGTTGCGCCGGAACCCGCAGCGCCTAAGCTAATACCTCTTTCACAGCAACGGCAGGCAGAGATTGAACGGATCTGGGCCGAAGAGGAAGCCGTAGAAGAGCCGGCAAGGCACGGAATCGTTGCGCCGGAGGACCGCGAGGCAATTGCTGCAAAAAGACGCCAGGAAGAAATTGATCGCTTTGCCGAAGAGCAGGCCCGGACAGAGCGCATACAGCAAGAATACTTTGCGCGCCCGGCCAGGTATGGCATCGCGCTACCGGAAGAAAGACGGCAGCCTGCGCAGCCAGAGAAGCCCCCTGAAGAGATCGCAACGCCGCCTATACCGAAGGTCACGCCGGAAGAAGAGGTCGCCTTAGAGGCAGCTAAGAAGCCCCAAACTGAAACCGAAGCGCCTTGGCTGAAAACCCTTTATCGGGGATGGACAGAGGGAGTAACGAAGGAGCGTGGCGAAGAAACATCATGGAGTCCAGAGAAAGAATACGCACAGACCTATGGTAAGAAGTTATCAACAGCCAAATTAAGCCCCAAAGCCAAAGTCCTGTCTTTCCTGCGAAGGGAACCTGACTTGCCTGGCAATCCCTGGGTAACAGATTATGGCTCTGAGCTCTACAACCGCTATAGAAAGCCTGGCCCGCTAATGAACCCGCCTTACATGGAACTCGACTTTGATCAAATGAGAGAGGACGGTTACGATGCAGTTGTGTGGGTTGATGACGGAATAGAGGTTCGCGTTTTGACGGGTGACGCACTTGAAAAGCCTCCCGCAACGCCTGAAAGGACAGAGGTAGCTCCTGAGGGCGTTGAGGGGGAAGAACCCAGGGAAAGCCCCGCAATCGAGGCCCGCAGGAAAGAGCTTGAGGGCCTTCCGCGTCCGGACTGGCGCACACATCTATTCCGGGCAAGGGAGTACGCTAGCGTTCTCGGCGTGACCTGGGATCCGTCTTGGACGCCGGAACAGATCGCGGACGCCGTAGATTCTCATCTCGATAAAGAGGGTCTGCCCGAAGAGGCCGCGCCCGAACCTGAATACATCGCCGGTATGGCGCTGAAGATGGATGATGGCCGCATCATCACCGGCGAGGATGTCGGAGTCGAGGGAGTATCGCATACCGAAATATGGGATAAGCTGTCCCTGGAAGACAGAGACCGTGTGGAAGACGCTGACGGCGTAGTCACGAACACAGGCCGGTTTCTGACCCGGGAAGAAGCAGCGGAGTTTGTGGGCAAGCCCGGCGAGCTACTGGACGCATCGGAGCTGGTAAGCAGGCGGAAAGGGGCAGAGAAACCCGCCGCAGCGCCGGAAGAGGCCCCGAAGAAACCCGAGGACATGACGGCAGGGCAATGGTTCGATTATAAATGGTCTAAGCTCCCCAAAAAAGTTCAAAGGGCGATTTTAAGCGGAGAAAAAGGGTATGCGAGTCTCCAGCAAATAAGAGAGCAAACCCACAGAGAGCATGAACGCCTTGTTGAACAACCCCCCTCGGCCCCCAAGAAGGCCGAGGACATGACGGCTGATGAGCTGCTCGCGGAGCTGGATCGGCAGACTGAGGAAGCACCAGCCGCCAAGGAGTCCGCAGAAAAGCCTCCTGCCGCAGACAAGGATTGGATAGGTAACAACCTCGAGGGGGATCCGGTCTACGAGGACGAAAGAGGGCGGTATCTGAGAAAGCGCGCCGGCACCGGGCATGCGATTATCCATGCCCCTAGAGCTATTGGGCCTGCTGGCGAACGAATTGCGCCGAAAACTGCTCGTCAACTATACAAAGAAAGCCCTTTTTCCAACTATATAACCGAGGCTGAATACAAGAGGTTCGAAGCTGAGAAGAACCCCGCAGAAAAGCCGCCCCCGGCACCCAAACCAGAGCCAACCCTCAAGGCGTATGGCGTTGAGGATGTCTCGCCTCTGGCGGCAGAACTTGAGCGAGCGCTTACTAGAGAGCCGAAGATCCCGCGTCAGCTGGCCGAGGAGGCCGGAATACCCTATGAGTCTTTCAACGAGATTCGAGCAGTGAACGAGGCAGTCTCGGAACTCGCGCTGCACAAGATCGCGTCCGAGAAAGACGGCAAATACATTCATGGTGGGCGGCGATTGGTTCGGCCAAAAGCCACACTTGCAGAAAAGGCCACCGAAACCAAGCAGCACCTTGCCAACGCGGCCGACAAGTTCAAGCAGATCAACGCGATTCTCGGCGAAAAGGGCGAGCTTGCCCCAGGCGAAGAGATCGATGAAACCAAGTGGGCCCAGATTCAGCCCCTGCTGAAAGGGGCCTGGGATGATATCATCGCCGCCGGCAAGACAGGTGCGGAATTCGTGTCTCTTGCTCTCGAGGCCCTCGGCACCAAAGGCAAGCCGTATATCGCCAGATTTATTCGTGAAGTAAAGGCCCCAACTGCCCCAAAATCCTTGACAAAACCGCCAAAAGAGACTATTATAGAACCAACAGAACAACCCACAGAAGGAGGCGAATATGGGCCTGGAATCGAGCAAGTGGTGGAGGGCCCGGCTGGAATACCTCCTGGAGTTCGAGCCGGAGACCGCCCGGCGCCTGTTCCGGAACAAGGAGAAGTTCCGCCGGCACCTGGAAGAGAGGGTGAACCACGCGATCAACGTGAACAACTCCCTCAAGAGCCGGGACCTGAACCCGGACCAGAGGGAAGAGATCGTGATGAACGCGATCGCCCCGACCGAGGGGCAGCCGTCGGAGAACCCACTCCCGGAGGAGCTAGAGTTCCAGATACGGGCGTGGGCGGAGCAGCCAACCACGTAATCCTGCCTGATGACGTAATCGTTCCGCGAGGCCCTGAAGGCAAGATCAAGGCCAATATCAGGGCCATACAGCTTGTCAAGACCCTCCAACAAGAAAACCGCGCAGCAACCCCCGACGAGAAAAAGATCCTTGCCCAATATGTCGGGTGGGGTGCCTTCTCCCAGAAGATCTTCGATCCTGAATTCACCGACTATATAGCGCACGGCAAAGACCGGTATACGCCGGAGCAGTGGTTTACCTCGCCGGAGCAGGCCAAGAAATACCGGGAGTGGGAAACCAGGTACGGCGAAAAGCTTCATCCGGGCCTCGGCGGCGCAATGACCGAGGAAGAATGGAAGTCGGCCAGGGCATCTACGATCAACGCGCACTTCACGAGTCGTCCTGTAATCAACGCTATGTGGGACATTGCCGAACGCATGGGCTTCAAAGGCGGCACTGTCCTGGAGCCTGCCGCTGGCGTCGGCCACTTTTTCGGGCTCATGCCGCAGCGCTTAGCGCAAGACTCGGTCCTGTTCGGTATCGAAAAAGATACTTTGTCCGGGGCCATCCTCGACAAGCTCTATCCGGACGCAAACACGCAGACCACGCCGTTCGAGAAATCCAATATAGAGAACAACTCGATGGACATGGTGATCACTAATGTTCCCTTCGGGAACGTGTCGATCATCGACAAGAAGCATCCGGAGTATTCCGGCTGGTCCTTGCACAATTACTTCTTTGCCCGGTCCCTCACCGCAACAAAGCCCGGCGGGTTAGTGATGGCAATTACTTCTTCCTGGACCATGGACGCGAAAAGCAATGCGCGCGTACGCGAGTATCTTGCCGGCAAAGCCGATCTTGTCGGCGCTGTCCGGCTACCCAATACAGCGTTCAAAGAGAGCGCCGGCACGGAGGTAGTCACCGACATCATTGTGCTGAGGAAAAAGGATAATTCCGAGTATCCTGGTCACGACTTTCTTACCAGCACAACGCTTGACACCCCGGAGAAAACAGAGGCTGAGGCCAGTCTGCAGGAAGCCATCCAGCAACGGGACGTTTTGCAGAAAATTCCCGCCAAAAAGCGCACGGATTCCGAGAAAAAGCAACTATCGGATGCCAAGGAGGATGTAAGCAAGAGCCTCAAGAAGATTGCAGGTCTCTACGGCGTGAACGAGTATTTTACCGAGAATCCAAAGATGGTGCTCGGCAAGCACTCCATGAAGGGAACAATGTATGCCGAGGGCACATATACGCTTGAGCCGACCGGGAATCTCCATGACCAGATCGAGGCTATTATCACAGAGTTTCCCGAGAACATTGCCGGAGAAGGCACGGATGTCTCTGAAGTAGAGCCCGTTGTGTATGCAGAATTGGGTGCCAAGGAAGGAACCCTCACTGTTAAAGACGGCGTGGTGCAGCTTGTAGAAAACGGCAAGCTGATAAAACCCTATTATCTGGACAGCAAGGGCAACAAGCAGCCCATATCCGGACTGCGCCTGAAGAGGGTCGAGCGATATCTGCAGGTCAGAGAAGCTACCGTAGAGCTCTTCGATTTGATGGCCGATGTAGAGACTACGGATCAGCAAGTAACCGACGGGCAGAAGCGCCTGGAAAAGCTCTATGACGGATATGTCAAGAAGTACGGCTATTTCAACAGCACTGCCAATGGATTTATACGGCAGGCAGACAACGATTTCGCAGTCGTGGATGCGCTTGAGATCGAGGACGACGACGACAAGAACGTCTATCATAAAGCCCCTGTTTTCACAAAGCGGACCATCTTTCCCTTTGTAGAGCCGACCACTGCCGAAAGTGTCGAGGATGCCGCATATTTGTCCATGGCCTATCGCGGCACGATAGACGTCAAATACATTGGCTCCCTGCTGAACATCCAAGACCTGGAAGCTGTCAAAACGGATCTGGTCGGTAAGGGCCTTGCCTTCATCGAGCCCGATACCGGCCTAATGATCCAAAAAGACGAGTATTTGTCCGGCAACGTCAAGAAAAAGCTCAAGGCCGCACAGGCCGCAGCGCAAGATGATGACCTGTACAAGACCAATGTGGACGCTCTTCAGGCCGTTGTGCCCGAAGACATGGACATATCCTTGATTGATTTTAAGCTCGGGTCCTCATGGATCCCCGCAGACACAATCAAGGACTTTCTCAGAGAAGTTATCGAGGTCGAAGCCGATATCGAGTTCGCCCAGGGCGAGACGGGCGCTATCTGGAAGATCGCAGAGAAGAGCGGCTTTAACGGCATAAAAAACCGGGAAACATACGGCACACAGGAGTACTATGCCACCGGGCTGATCGAGAACGCTCTCAATATGAGACGGATCAAAATCAAAAGAAAGGAGAGGGACCCGGTTACTGGCTCAGAGCGAACCTATGAGGACAAAGACGCATCCAAAGAGAATAACCTGAAAATTCAGGAAATCAGCAGCGAGTTCGTAGCCTGGGCTAAATCTCACGGCGAATGGGCTGCCAGATTACAGGACATCTACAACGAGGAAAAGAACGGTTTTGTGCTGAGAACCCATTCGCCGCCAGTGTTCCGGGACGCTGAGGGCAAAGAAACCGTGCATTACCCGAACGCTTCGGCAGAAATCACCCTCAGAGAGCATCAGAGAATCGCTGTTTCCCGGGCATTGCAGGAATCCGTGTTGCTTGCCTACGGTGTCGGTACCGGCAAGACATATATCTATATTACCACAGCCATGGAAATGCGCCGGATAGGCACCGCGAGAAAGCCCCTGATCGTTGTTCACAACCAGACCATAGATCAGTACCGGACATCGTTTAAGACCCTGTATCCTGCGGCTAAAGTGCTTATTCCGAACTATGCTCAGCGGTCAAGCAAGATGAGGAAAAAAACGCTGGTGAGCATGGCCACCGGCGATTGGGACGCCATTGTTCTTCCTCAGAGTTTCTTTGACGGCATTGCCAACGATCCGGATCGAGAAAGAGCTTTTGTGGAAGAACAGCTCATGGCGATCGAGGAACAAATTGCCAGCACCAGGGAGGAAGAAGGTTCTAAGTCCCTGCGCGTCAAAGAAATGGAGAAGATGCTGCAGCGCCGGGAGCAGCGCCTCGAGGCATTGCTTGAGCGCAGAAAAGACGAGGCAGTGCTTTTCGAGCAGATGGGTATAGACGCTCTTCTCATCGATGAAGTGCACGCCTATAAGCGCAGCGAGTTCTATACAAAGCTCGGCAACGTGAAGGGTATCGATTCCGGATCCTCGCAGCGAAGCTCAAGCCTGATCCTCAAATCAGAATACGTCCGGCGAAAGACCGGCGGCAAGAACGTCATTACCGCTACCGGAACGCCGATCTCCAACACCATGGCAGAGCTCTGGACCATGCTGCGGTACGTGCGGCCCGATCTGCTTGAAGAATACGGCGTAAGCACCTTTGACAACTTTGCCAACACGTTCGGCGACATCGTGGAAGATGTTGAAGAAACCGCTTCTGGCTTCAAGGACATCGAGCGCTTTGCCAGATACGTGAACGGTCCCGAGCTGCTCATGATGTTTTTCTCGGGCGCGGATATCCGCCTCACCAAAGACGCGAACCTGAAACTTCCCGCCATCAAGGGCGGCAAGCCGGAAATCGTTGTATCTGAAAAGAGCGAGGAATTGAGGCGCTATATTCAAGGCATTGTTGATCGCTGGCGCGCCTGGGAAGCTCTGAACGGCAGAGAAAAGCGCAAGCAAAGGCACGTTCCCCTCGTTCTCTACGGGCTGGCGAAGAAAGCGGCGGTGGATCTTCGCCTGATAGATCCGGCGTATTACAAAGAAGACCCGGACAGCAAGCTCGGCAATGCTTGCGAGAATATCCACAGAATCTATCAGGAAACGAAAGCCAAGAAAAGCACGCAGATCGTGTTCCTGGACATTTTCCAAGACGAGACCCGGCGATTCAATGCCCATCAAGAGATCAAGCGGAAACTGACGGAGCTCGGCATACCGGAAGCAGAGATAGAGCTCTTTTCTTCGGGCATCAATGAAAAGAAGGAAAAAGCTATCAAGGACCGGATCCGATCCGGAGAATCCCGCGTAATCATCGGTTCTTCCGCGCGCTTGGGTATAGGGGTCGATATCGCAAACAAGCTGATCGCATCGCATCATATCAATGTGCCCGATCGGCCCATGGATATCGAGCAGCGGGACGGGCGCATCATTCGCCAGGGTAACGAGAACGACGAGGTTCAGATCTACCATTATTGCACAAAAGACACCCTTGATTCAGTCATGTTCAATAGGCTCGTAAAAAAGCAGAAATACGCAGATCAAGTACTTACCGGCGACATCGAAGGCAGAACCTTTGAAGACCCGTACAGCACGGAGCAGGCGTCCTTTGCAGAGTTTGCCGCTGCGGCCTCCGGCCAGGCGGGAAAGCTGTTGCTCGAGAAAAACTCCCTGCTATCGGAGCAAAACAAGTACAAAATCGCCCAGAACGCCTGGACCCGGAGAGTGTCCTCGGCGCGAAGCAAGCTCCGGGAGATCCCCGTCGAGATTGCCAATATGCGCAAGCGGCTCAAAGAGGTAGAGAACGAGAAGAAAAAGATCGAAAAGGCTTTCCCCGACTTGCAGCTTGAGACACTGACGTTTGAAGGCGAGACCATGGATCGCAAGGTATTTGCGGAGCGCCTGGCCGACACCATCAAAGGCATAGATGAAGAATGGAAGAGCAAATATCACGAGATGGCGTCGGGTGACTTCGCAAAGGAGATAGAGGCGCATGGCGCTTACGGCCAAGTAGAAAGAACGATCACTGCAAAGGCCGGGAACATAGACATCTCGCTCAAGCTCTCGACGTTTACAGACTACAAGAAGGAGAGCAAACCTTCGAAGAAGATACACTATTTCGGTCTATCAAAATGGGTGGGCGTCAACCTTTCGCTCGATGGCCACCTTCTGGATAGTAGCCATCCACAAACTGAATCACTCCCGGGCGGCACGTTCACGCGCCTTTTCAATGACGTCATCAAGAAAGCAGTCGCTCTTCCCAAGGGCATAGAGCAGGATATCGCCAGAGAGCAAGAGGACGAGAAGGAATTCGAGAAGATCGCGGATGAAAAGTTCCAGTACCGCGAGCAGCTTGTCGCCGCGCAACGGCGCATTGCCGAAATAGATCGAGAGCTGGTGAACCTCACCAAGGATGAAGAGCCAGCGGAGGCCCCTGAAGAGCCTTTGCGCGGGACCCCAGAGGATTTTGCCGTCGAAGCACAGGCTCCCAAGCGACGATTCTATAGGAGCGTTTGGCTGCAAGGTAAGACTCGGTGGACTGAAGCTCCTTCTAGCGCAGAGCCGATCGAGATTGTGCCATGGGCCGAAACCTACATCTACGGCGATGAGAACGGATGGCACGTTGTCGAAGTGACAAGCGGCCAGGCGTTCGGACCTTGGCAGGACACCCGCCAAGAGGCCATTGACGCCGCCAAAGAGATTGTCGAGCAGAAGGGCGAAGAGGGCGTTAAGAAAGCCATTGCTGATTCAATCCAAAAGACAGGACCCGCACCCGCTGTCAAGGCCGCTGTCAGCAAGCTGACCGAGGAAAGAGGATCTATCTCTTTCAAGAGCATCCAGGACGCCTTAACCTCCGAAGAATCCGAGACCGACCTTACCGTCGTTAGATCCCACGACATGGGCAGGCTGGAAAAGCTCGAGGCCCCTCCGCAATGGCTGGCAAAGAAATACGATGAAGTAAAGCAGATGTTCGAGCGCATGAAACAGCGGGACAGGGACCGGATTCGCATGCTGTCTCAAAGCATAGACGAAAGCGCTGAGTTCTATGGCCTAAAAAAGGACTCTGAAGAATTCAGCCAGCTAAAGCATCTGATATGGGCCATGGAAAACCGGGCCATGAAGGGTATGCCGCGCAAGTTCGTGAAAGTCGGCGGCGAAGAAGTAGAAGCCGAGGGCGAAGCCTGGGAACGCGGCGCAGAAAGAAACTTTGCTTTCGATCCGGACAGCACGAAAAACGAGGGCCGGTTTCAGCTCCTGCCTCCCGGACAAGTATCGGACTATTTCAACCGGTATTCCTCCACTGAGGGCGTGCGATACGTAATGGGCAAAACCGAGGCCGGCGCGGAAGTAGTGCAGAGCGTCCGGTTCAAAAAAGAGCTGTTCACAGAGGACAAAGCCGGCAAGTGGTGGGAAAAGAACGCAGAATCAGAGGGCCTGGGTTTCGCCGAGGCAGAGATCATCGGCGGGCACTATGAGCTCAACGAGGACTACTACACGCAGTACCGGGAGTGGCTCGGCAAGCTCAAGTCTGTTTCGGAGCCTGTGAAGGACATCTATCTCCAGATCCGAAAGAGCTTAGACAAGGATCTGTCGCAGGTCTACAACTCCATGGCCGACATGCCCGATATCGAAGAAAGCGTTTTGCAGGAATTCCGAAGGTCCATGGGCACTATTCACAACTACTTTCCTCACATGCGCTACGGCAAATACTTTCTGCAGGCGTTCAACGAGGACGGAGAGCTCGTGTTCCGGGAGCACTTCAATGCGCCTACGGGCTATGAACGCAAAGCCCGTAGGCTGATCGCAGAGCTCAAAAAGCAGGAAGGTTTCGCCGGCGTTAGTTTCAAGACGGGCAAGGTCGAGCGCCTGCCGGAGGAAGTGTTTGCGATACCCGTGCCGATCGAAGCCATTGAAGCAGTGATGAACGCTGCGATAAAGCGGATTCCCAATGAAGACGCAAGATCTGCGTTCAAGGCCATGCTCCCGGAGAACATCGCCAATGTTCTAAAGGCCCGGGGTTGGGGAGCTCATATGATCCGGCGGCAAGGCATTCCCGGTCACGAGACCGAAGATATACAGCGCGTTCTTTTCGACTACAAGGCAGGGCTCTATGGCTGGATGACGAAAATGGAATGCGCACGAGACTTCTCCCGGATCATGGCGAGAGTGGATCCTGCGGGCAAGGCCCGGCTGTGGGCGTGGATGCGCAACTATTCCTACAATATGCTCGAAAACGCCAGCGAGATAGATAGGCTGGTCAGCAACGCAAAGGCTCTTTTCTTTGCGAAATACCTCGGTGCGAACGTAAAGACCGCTGTGCTCAATACGACCCAGAACATTATCGCCGGTTGGCCGCGCCTGGGCATGGAAATGGGGGGCGCGTTCGCGCAGGCCCTCAAAGGAGCTAATGCGGACATAGTATCCCATATACGCGGCCAAAAGAACCTTTCTGCCGATGAAGTGCGGCTCATCCAGCAAATGTTCGAAGAAGGCACTACTGGCGCGCAGTTTCTAACCGAGATCCGATCCCAGATCGGCGACAACGTGTTCTCGGCTACGAACAAATACCTTATGCGCGGGCTAGGCATGCCCATGGAAATCGCGGAGCGGTTTAACCGGGTATCCATTGCGATTGCCGCATACAGGGCCGCTGTAGACGGCAAGATCAACAACGAGAGCACGCTCAAGCAATACGATGTAAAACAGGGCGAAGCGCTGTCATATGATCAGGCCAAAGAGTTTGCCACGACCATTGTCGAAGACGCTCATTTCGTGTATGGCCGATCCAATAGGCCCGAGGCTTTCAGGGTCGGCGAGGCCGGAAAGCTGGCCCAGGCCGGCTATACTTTCCGCAGTTTCACGCATCACCTATTGCATCTCTGGAAATACATGCTGCTGGAAACCGGCATGAGGGGCAAGACAGCGTTTGCCAAAAGCCTGGCGGCCACCATGGCCATCGGTGGCGTCACAGCAATCCCGCTGTACAAGACCTTTATGAATATTCTCCGGCAGCTCACGGGCGACGATCCAGAAGAAGACATCACCGCGATTCTGCCCGAAGACGCGGACATGCTGAAAGACATGCTGCTCTACGGCATGCCGGCGATCAGCGGGTTCACGATCGGCGGCAGCGTCGGTATGGAACTGCCCGTGTTCGAGCGGCTGAGCCTGCAGGGATCAATTACCACACAGGCCGGAAAGCAGATAGGCGAGATCATCGGTATACCGTGGGCTGTTGCCGAGGACGTTTCAAGCGCGTACCAGGCTTACCGGGTAGGCCAGGGGTCCCGAGCTCTGGAATACCTGTTGCCCGCCGGCATTGCGAACATCTTCAAAGGTTACAGGCTGTACAGCGCAGGCAACTATACATTGTCCGGCAGGCCCATTGCGGATCCATCTGCGCAGGACTATCCGCAAACAGAAGAAGTGTTGAAACTCGGCATGCGGCAGGCCATAGGCAAAGCCTTTGGGTTCCAGCCCACGAAAATGACCGGTGCCTGGAACATCGAACAAGCCATGCAGGATTTTATAGCCTACAAAACCAATAAGCGGTCCGAGCTGGCAAGCCGGATTCTGAACGCTAAAGGCATCAAGCGCAAGCTGAAAAAGATCGAGCAGGACTATATCGAATGGAACCAAAAACACCGGGTCGATCATCCAGAGTACGTGATTACACCCGATGAGCTGGTGCAATCCATACTCGCCCGCACGAGGACCCGGAAGCCACCGATGTATATGCTCGGCAGAACATTGGAATTGCGAGACAGATATCTAACCCAGGAGGCCCCATGAAACGACTACTATTTTCGATTTGTATAGTATTGCTGTTCCCGGCTCTCACCTTTGCCGCTGCCGGCACAGTAAGCGAGGCAATCACAAAGGACTCGCCTACAGGAGTCATTAAGATAACCTTCACCTGCACAGGCGGCACGGCGGGCGATGCCGGCACCATCCCGAACACAGCCCTTTCCGGATCGGCCCTACAGCTGCTTACATACAAAAAACCGTATTACCTGTATCGCGTGACGGCCTATCCCACGGCTGGCGGC